CACACAAACTATTACGGCTATGGGTATGTAGACGGCAACGAATTTGTTTTCGTCAACAATGACGGCTCGATTTTTGAGCGTGTGGAGTTATAGCATGACCACAGAAATTACTCTCACCGAATCGGTAACCGATATTCGCGGTGGTGGCTATGGCGCGAACGCGTGGATTGCCAAAATTACTAGCACAGATCCAAAATTTGGTTTCAAACGCGAGTTTTGCCGCAAGAACAAATCGGGTATGTCTGGCTCTGGTCGCTCTGGCATCATCTCGTTTGAAATGCAGGGGGCTGGTATATATGAGTTTCGCAATTTCTGTGTAGGCTCTACTGCCAGAAATCACGAGTGGAGCGGTTTTGTTCTGATCAACGACGATGGAACTGTCCATGAAATCAGCAAATCACGCGCTCAGGAAATTATCAGTCAGGCGGTGACAGCATGAGAAACGAACAGCACTACCGCCGAATGTTGGAGCAGAACCCGAATGCTGGTGTCGGGTTTACTCTCGCCGCCGATATGGTCTACGCCGCTCGTTATGGTGCATGTGAGCCAGCCGACCACGGAACAGATGAATGGAAAACCATTGCCCGCCGCCTGAAATCTGAATATGGCGAAAATCTCACAGCTGACGAGTGCTCTGCTGAAATGGACACTGCCCGCCGACAGTCACGATATGGAAACCTGGTCAGGGGTTGGGATTGGCGAACCACTCCCGAATTGCTGGAGCAGGCAGATGACGCGCGAGAAAAACTGAACCTGTCACAGACAGAATTTTTAGAGCGTGCCATCACAGAGTTAATTAAAAAAACGAATGATGGATAGCAACGCCCACTAACAAAGCGTCGAGCTGACGGGTGGGTACGTGCCGCATTTTTGGACAGGTATCAAACCCACCCGCAGCACACGCAAACCGTTGGGCGACACGGAGGAATAATGAAATCAATGTATTGGCACAAAAGATTTCACGGCGCGAGTGATGAATGGGGCAGCGCGATTTGCTTGAGATGTAATCGGCGTATCAATCTGACCCGCCGCGGTCAGTTCCGTAAGCATGTCGCTAGTCCTGGTGTAGCCTGTGTTGGCTCCTGGGAATGGTTAGATATTCAGAAAGCACGCATTGAAGCCGCAGAAACAGCAAGCCGCCCAACGAGAAAGTAGGTGCAATGATACAAAAAACATTTATTCCGTTTGTTCCTTTTGAAAACTGTGGCTGGAAAGATAGCTGGGATGGTACTTGTTCTCATCCCAAAAACGCTACACCTGAATGCCATCAGTTTTGTTGTCCGATCAAAGCTGTCACGCCGCCCAACAAAGCGTGCAGCCGACGTGTGCCGCGTCGCGGCGCAAAGGTCGTCAAATCCAAATCAAAGGTTATGGTTGGTCGCACACGCGGCTAACGCAAACCGTTAGAAAGCAGGGCTATAGGTGTCGCAAATGAAATTGCTTGATCTGTTTTGTAAAGCTGGTGGCGCGGGTTATGGCTACTATTTGGCGGGCTTCGATGTTGTCGGCGTCGATATTGAGCCACAGCCAAATTATCCCTTTCCCTTTCATCAGGCTGATGCTCTCGAATTTCTCGATCAACATTGGCAGGAGTTCGATGTAATTCACGCAAGCCCACCATGCCAGAGATATTCACGTATCACAAAATGGACAAGCAAGAAAGAGCATCCTGATCTATTGCAACCAACCCTTGAAGCGTTGAAGAAAACTGGTAAGCCTTATATCGTTGAAAATGTGCCTGGGGCACCAATGCAAAATTATCTCTTGCTATGTGGAACCATGTTTGGATTGCGTGTTTTTCGTCATCGCCTGTTTTTATGCAATCCAGCGATTACCTTTTCCCCAATGGCTTGCAATCATCACTCGTACTCTAGTAATAGCGTTCGTGGTACTGATCGGGCGAAATATAAAAACGGTGAGTTTGTCACTGTCACAGGTCACATCACCAATTTACCTAGAGTTCGTAGGGCGATGGGCATATCCTGGATGAGTAGAGCCGAGATCGTAGAAGCTATCCCGCCCGCATACACTGAATGGATCGGTAAACAGCTTATTACCGCCCTGCTTTCTAACACAGCGTGCAGCGGACTGTTTGAAGGCTCAGGCATTTTGCCCGCCGTCGTGAAAGATAATCAAGTTGGTTTGCCAGCTGTCAGCCGCTAACGCAAGCCGTTCTATGGACTGGAAACCCGCCAGCCATAGAACTCCCCGCCCAAACCCCAAAGCCCCTCGCCCGAGGGGCTTTTCTAAAATTTCTTAAGCCTTCGGCTTCGCCGCCAGCGGACAGATCGCAGTGGTTGCAGCTGCCTTCGGCTTCGGGACGGCTTCGGGGCTTCAGCATCGCCCGACAGTTCCACCCGTTACCCGCGCCGGTCCCACCCACGGACAGCACATCACATCCCCGCCTTCAGCGCATCAATCTGCCGAATGAGCGCCAGCCGTTCAAGCCGCGGCATCGAGGCCAACCGACGAGACCAGCGGCTTTGCAACCGCTTGATCCGCTCCCGCTCGCGGTAATTCTCCCCCAGATATCTATAATCGTGCAGCTCCAGCGGCTCAGAGAAATTCATCCAAACAAACTCGGTAGCCATCCACCCACCGCGCGTAACGGCTTCGAATGAGATCGAGCGCCAGCCATCCAGTTGCCGCTCGTATAGTTCAGACCAGTAACCCGAGATCATCACCTTGCAAGGCAGGGACTTGAGCACAGTCAGCAAGCGCAGATGATTATCTTCATCCATCATCTCATTCCGATAAATCGCTTTCTTGTAAGATCGAGTCTCACCCAAATAAGGAGGATCGGCATAGACCAATTCGCCGCCCTTCGGATTGAGCCAGACATGAGACTGTAAAAACGATATCGCATCGTCACAGACGACGGTGAGACCACGTACGTCACACAATCTCACGCTGGCCGCCGCCACTGCCCTGGCGTCGATGTCCACACACCAATTAACGGCGGCAGGTTTTTTCAAGGCAGTGATCGCAGCCGAACCACAACACATTTCAACAAACGTCAGGTGCGGTGGCATCTGATTAATGATTTTTTGATAAGTGCCTGAGCCGTTCTTTCCGCCTGGGTAATTATTCATACAACCTCCGCGCATAAGTATCGCAACTAATGGCGATATTGTCAACCCCCACAATGCTGCCGACTGGCCTGCGGCGGCGGGTACGCCGCCTTGGTTTTGACGGGACACATTCCCGCGCCTTTGAACGATCACTACTGGCCATCATCGTCAGAATTGACGGTGATTTTCCTTGCTCATATTTACACCCAGGCGCGATTATCCACCCACAGACACGGGACGGCTTCATAGCCCTCCCGTGTTCGCGTCTCGACAAAGAGCCGCGGCCGTCCCGTGCTCTGTATCCCACAGAAAGGAAGCCCATGCAAAAAATCTTCATCGTAGCAAACGACTACGGCAACGGCCTGAACATCCGATCCAAACCCGAAACATCGAACAACAAGACCGTAACCGGACACATGGCAGAAGGGGAAGCATTTACGGCCTACGACATTTTCCAACTCAAAGACGAAACCTGGGCAAGACTCTCGCAAGGCAATGGCGCGGTGCAGCGTTATGCAATGATCTCAAAAGGCAATCACGCCTACGCCAGAGAGCAGACACAGCAGCCATTACCCATCCTCGACACCTGGGTCGAAGCGGTTGACCGCTTCCTGCGTGAGCGTGGATTTATGGGGCCGAGACCGTGAGCAACATCGAGCAATACATCGGCCTACTAATCCAAGTCCCACTCGTCGGAATTTTTGTATGGTTTTCTCTCGCCATGATCAAGTTGTTCACCGACCTGATAGATCGACGCGATAAGGCATGGCAGGAATTCCTAAAACAACAACAGGAAACAAACAACAACGCAATAAAAGCTATGGCCGAACGTTTTGCAGACGAAATCCGCAGTCTCGGAAAAGAGATAGCGAGCCTGCACGGGGAAATGAAATGACATGGCAACGCGAAAGAAGCCGCAACGCAAGCCGGGCGGACAGGCCGGGAATAAAAACGCCCTGCGGCATGGCTTTTACGCGAAGCGCTTTACCACAGAACAAAAGAAGCGGCTCGACGGGCAGGAGCCGACCGATGTTCAAGCCGAGATCAACCTACTGCGCGTGTGCCTGGACTTGCTCTATGACCAGATCGACATCTCGCCCGTGTACGCCCCCAACAAAGCCGGCGGCCAGAGCGAGATCAGAGACGACCACTATCTAAAGCAGATGAACACCCTCAGCCTGATAACGCAATCGCTTGGCACGCTCATCCGCACCCACTACCTAACCCGCGGCAAAGGCGGACAGTTGGAGAAATCCATCACCGAAGCCCTGGAAGAACTCCGCCTAGAGATGGGATTATGAGCACGTTCAAGCAGACGATCAAGGCGGTCGCAAAGAAGTTCCCCAACTTCACCGCACGCGGCGGCGGAATCAATCTGTATCCATATCAGGCAGAACCAGCCCGGGCCATCCTCAAATCCATCTTCGAGAAGCAGGGATTGACCATCGTGATCGTTATCTCGCGCCAGGCAGGGAAGGACGAACTGCTTGCAAACCTGTTGTCTTATCTCATGCTTTTATTCGCTCACCGCGATACCGGGATCGTAATCGCCAACCCCACCTACAAACCACAGACGATCAATGCCATCGTGCGACTGGAAAAGCGGCTGACTGGCAACCTCCTGACAAAAACCATCTGGAACAAACGCAGTGACTTCATGCGAATGATCGGCTCCTGTGTGGCTTCGTTCCTCTCAGCCGACGCCGCCGCCAATGTCGTCGGCGCCGTCGCTTCACTCCTGCTTGTCGCCAACGAATCGCAGGACATCCAGCCGAGCGTCTACGATAAACGCTTCGTCCCCATGACCGCCTCCACCAACGCCACCCGCGTGATCGTCGGAACCACGTGGACCAGCAAAACGCTCCTTGCCCGTGAAATGCGCGCCGCACGCGAGCTCGAAAAGCAGGACGGCATCCGCCGCGTATTTATCTACACCGCCGACGATGTCCGCAAGGTCAACGCCGCCTATGGGCAGTTCGTGGACGGCGAGATCAGGAAGCTTGGGCGGCAGCACCCACTCGTCAAGACGCAATACTTCTGCGAAGAGATCGACGAGCTAACGGGCATGTTCAACGCCGCACGCCGCACGCTGATGGTCGGAGACAGAGAAGCCCAGGACTCCCCCACCCCAGGCCATATCTACGCCGTCACGATCGACGTGGGCGGACAGGATGAAGCCCTGCTCAATCTCGACGGCATGGGAAATCCCGGCAGGGATTACACCACGCTCGACATCACAGAAGTGGACTTGTCATCACTGGAAACACTGCAAGCGCCAACCTACCGCATCGTACAGCGGCGGGCGTGGCAGGGAGAGA